AACCTTGCATATTGAAAATGCAAGTACAAGTAATCTTACAGCATTAGTTGTTAGTCAGGGGTCAAAACTTGGGTTGGAGAAATTTAAAGTCAGTCCGCTTCGTCCTGTGAAACTTTCTAAGAAAGGAAAAAGGACACCGGGAGTTTACAAGGCAGCAATAAAAAAAGCAGGAGGATTAAAGCCTCTTACCGGAAAAAATATTCTCGGAAGAAAAAACAAACCATTTGTAGCGATAATGCCAAATGGTCATGAAGGTGTATTTATTAGGGAAACTTGGGATGCTTACCCTATAGATAGCATGATGGGACCGGCAGTGCCACAGCTTGCAGGTAAAAAAGAAGTTATGGAGGCTGTTACTAAAAAAGCAAATGAAACCTTGGAAAAGCGTATAGAACACGAACTTAGCAGGGTAATGCAGTGAGGTTAGTGTGAAAAATAAGCCTGATAGCTTATTTTCACACGCAAGATTTGTGTCAGTGCATACTTGACACAAACTTGTTATGTGCAAAAAAATGCACAGAAAAGGGGATTTTATGACAGATTTACAGTTGTTAAATAACATTGTTGAATCACTTAGGGAGTTTGTAAAAAGTGATGCTATAACGATGAAACTCGGAAACGAGTATAAAGATTTAAAGGTATATCCACAGGATTTGCCTGAAAAATATGACGAGGATGACGAAGAACTTCGTAACTATGTTGTAGTAATGATAGCGGATGAAGATGTGGTGGATGATGAATGGCGTGTTGAAGTTCATTTTTCAATCAATATTGAAGATATGGATAATGATCATTCTGGATGGGTAAATGTTATGTATCTTATGAATGAGATATATAGGCATTTTATAAAAGTTGGAATTGTTGGCAGACATACAAGGATGGAAAGAAAGGCTCATAAGCGGTTTAATCCGAATGTATTATATCCTTATTTTGAGTCAGATTTGATTACATACTGGACATTGCCAACACCATGCGAAGAATTTGACGAGATGGAGGTAAGTATTTGATGACGCAGAAGATTTATATTGGTCCTACTATTCCGGGAGTGGTGACAAATGGGACTATTTTTAAGGACAAACTTCCGGAGCATATTGAGAAAAAAGCAGAAGAAAACAAAAACATTGCAAGGCTTATCATACCGATAGGTGATGTGCTGGAGGCTAAAAAGAGACTTAATATTGAGGGCTCAGTGGAGTATGCAGCATATAAGAACTTGCAGAGCAGGAAAGGAGTAAACAATGAGTATATATAAACATGGTATTGCAACTAAGTCAAGTGGTGCTGTTGGAATAACTCAGAGTAAAACAACATATTCAGCACAGGTTATTATTGGAACTTTGCCGATAAATACACTCAAAAATCCAAAGGATGCAGTAAACTCAATAATTCTACTTGAAAATTCCGAAGACATGGATAATCTTGTGGGTAAAACTAATGAGATTGAAAAGTACACAGCAATGCAGGGTGTGTATGCTTCACTCAAAGTACACAAGGTTGCTCCGGTTGTTGTTATCAATGTTCTTGACCCTGATAAAAGTCAGCATACACAGGCTGTTGTCGGAAAAGAATATGATGTAGTAAATAAGATGGTGGTTATAGAAGATACGGGTGTGCTACTTGATAAAGTTGTGGTGTCTGAAAATGAAACAACTTATAAGGCAGATGATGATTATGTTGCGTCGATTAACTCAGAGGGTTATCTGGTTATTGCTTTGACGAATGACGGAGCTGCTTCATCGCTGCAGAAACTTAATATAAGCTATGCAAAGCTGAATCCTGATGGAGTTACGGCGGAGGATATTATCGGAGGTGTTGATGAAAATGGCGTGAGAAGCGGTATTGAACTTCTTGACGAGGTATTCATCAATACAGGAGTTATTCCGGCGATTGTTACTGCACCTGTTTTCAGTAAGCAAAAGGAAGTTGCGGCGGCACTTGAAGCTAAGGTACGGCTTATTGGAAGTCTGCACAATGCAAAGGCATATGTTGATATTGACAGTTCAGAAAGTGGTGCAGTCAATGTATTTAATGTTGCCAAAGTTAAAGAAAAGAATGTTCCTCAGAGTGAACTTATTGATGCCTGCTGGCCTATGGTAAACAAAAATGGAAATGTGCTTGCATTTTCAAGTTTCGCTGCGGCACTTGCACAGGCTGTAGCTGCTGAAAACGGAGATATTCCTGACGGTATCGACAATAGGGAACTTCTTGTTGATGGTATTTGTACGGAAGACGGGACTCCGGTGAAAGTGATACAGGGTGATGCAAACTCATATCTTAATGCCAATGGAATTATTACGGCAATAAGACTGCCTGAGTGGAAAGCGTGGGGAAATAATACTGCAATGTATCCAGCATCAAAAGACCCGACAAAAAGATGGTCGAAATGTGTCATGATGCTTAATTATCTCCAGAACCGTTTTAAAACGGAATATCTTTCAAAGGTCGGAAGAAATGCTAAAGTTAAGTTTATCAAGGGAATAGTTGATGAGTATAATGCCAGTCTTAATGCCCTTGCTCCGGATTATCTTGCAGGTGGTGAGATTATTTTTGATACCGCAAAAAATCCGCCATCGAGTATGCTTGAGGGTCATTATATATTCTCGACGAGGTATGCTGATTATACTCCGGCGGAGTACATTGAAAATGACTTTGTATATGATGCCCAGATTCTTACAGATGCGATGGAAGGAGGCGATGAGTAATGTCAAAAATTCATGATAAGACTAATATTTTTAAGGCATATTACGGTCAGGTAAGTGAAGACGCAAGACTTGCAGGTGTGACTGATGAAATGACTCTGCCAAACTTTGAAAATGTTTCAGAAACACTTAATCTTGCTGGAATGGTAGGTGAGATTGACAGCCCGTCAGCAGGTCAGTATAAGAGTGCTACGATTGACATCCCATTTACACAGGTGTCAAAAGAAGCTTTTGGAATTATGTGTGACGACAGTACATCAATTATTCTTAAAAGTGCACAGGAAATCCTTGATACGGAGACATATAAAAAGATATATGTTGTTAGGACAATAACTATCAAGGGAATGACTAAAGGTCACGATTATGGCAAGCTGAAAAAGGGTGGATATGGCAATCCGACTATCAAAAAAGAAGTCATATATTACAAAGATCAGGTTGGCGAAGATGTTATTGAGGAAATTGACAAATTCAACGGCAAGGCTGTTATAAATGGCGAAGATGTACTTGGTAATGTTGCCAGCCTTATTTAGTTAAAATCTGACAGCAGCTTATAATAAATAGTTAATCAAAAATCAGAGAAGATACATTGAAAAGCAGATGTATCTTCTCTTTTGATGTAATGAATGGAGGAATATTATGGATGTAAAAGAAGAAAATTTGGACGAATTGCTTGAAAAGGCAGAACTTGAAGCGGCAGGTGATGAGGTTGTGAGCAGCGGAAGAAATTTGTCGGATTCCGACAATGAGAATGAAGAAAAGGAAAATCCATATCTTGTTGAATTTTCAAGGGAGTATGACTGGCTGAATGATAAGGGGGAGATGGAAAAGATTTCTTCACTTGATCTGTCAGGTCTTGTAGATCTTACTACGATTGATGGAGAATATTTTGACAGACTTCTTATCAAGGTAGGTCACAGACCTCAGAATAAATTTACGGACTTCACATATTGCAAGTATGTGGCAATGCACGTGACAAATCGTCCGGCAGAGTTCTTTAATATGCTTGGAATAAGAGACATGATGATAGTTATTGCACTTATAAACCATTTTTTTATGTACGGGCAGGGCTTAGTGATGACTGGGCAGTAATGCTTTCCAAAACGGCAATGCGTCTGGCTCTTGCCACAAACAGCGGCATTGAGTATATCAAAAAGGTGCCGGTGATTGACTTTTTAAGGATATATGAGGACTTGCTTGAAATAGTCAGAGGGGAGGAATAATGGCTAAAAACAGATCACAATACAGTCTTGAGATTTTGCTTGGTGCTAAAAAAACATCAAGTTTTCAAAGCGGTATAAATGGTGCTAAAAGTGGATTACAGGGGATGAGTTCTACAGCAAAAAAAGTGGCAGGTCTTATTGCTACGGCTTTTGGAGCAATAAAGATAAAAGATTTTGTCAAAGAGTCAGTTGATACTTTTTCTGATTATGAACAGTCACTTGCCAATACTGCAGCTATTGCAAATGCCACACAGACTGAGCAGGAGCAGCTTAACGAAGCGGCGAGAGAAGCAGGAAAAGCTACGACAAAAACTGCAAAAGAAAGTGCGGATGCACTTGGATATATGGCACTCGCAGGATGGAATGTAAAAGAGTCTACATCAGCATTGCAGCCTGTTCTAAAACTTAGTGCGGCATCGAATATGGATCTTGCTACTTGTTCCGACCTTGTTACTGAC